GTAAGCTTATACCATGTAGAATTATTTAAAGATATATGTATTCCAGATTGAAGTGTGTATGCCATTATCTTAGACCTGCATTCGTCTTGTTATTTTTATTCATAATAACCTCCATTTTTTTCATAACCATTTCAGCAACTTGTTTTGGATCATTACCTGCACCATTAACAGTCATATCTATATTGTACACTGTACTGCCTGAGTTTGTAGTACTAGATGCTGCTCTTTTGAGATCATTCATATACCCCTCTTGGTATACACCCTCAGTACCTGATTTAAGAACTGCAGGAAGTTCTTGACCATATTTTCCTGGAACTGGGCCATTCCAGCTATGTAACTTAGGAACTTTAATAGATGATTTATTTTTATTTAGTTTAGCTCTTTCTGCTGGAGTTAGCTTGGCACCATCTTTAATTGCAGTTTCACGCTCTTTCATTTTGTCAATAACTTTTTGATCTGCTATATCTTTTGTTTCTTGGTTAAACTCTAACGAAGTCTTTCTTTGTTGCTGACCAAGAAGTGAAGCTCCTAAGTAGTTTCCACTAATTTGTGCAATCTTCATTTGATTTGAAAGGTCTTGCATCTTAAGCTGTAAATCAATCTGTCTTTGCATCTCATTATTAGCTGCCTTATTTGCATCACGCTTTTTTTCTAAAGCATTAATTTCTGCTTCAAGCACCTTTAAATATCTTTCTGCTGCTGTTAGTGCTTTACCTGACGTTACTACTCCTCCAGTACCACCACCACCACCATCTGTATTTAGATTCCCTGTTTGATTTACTTTTATTGCATCAGCTTCAAGTTTTTTAGCATCAGCAAGAAGTCTTCTAGCTTTATCTACTCTTTGTATTTTTGCTACGTCAAGGCCTGCTGACTTCTTTAATGCAGCCTCTGCAGCTTTTAGTTCTGCTTCTGCCTGTGGAACAGTCAAAGTTCCCTTTGCTCCACCACTTAATTCAGAATCCATAATAATTTTTATTCTTGCCTCATAGCTTTTCCCTTCCAGATCCTTAAGAAGTTTTGGAATTAAAGCTAAGTCCATAATTGTTAAACTACCCTGTGCGTAACCCATAAAAATATTAATTTTTGCTGAATTGCTTAATCCTTCAAATGATTTTGTTATTTTATTAAATAGTTCGGGATTTGATTTTTTAAGTGTCCCTAAAGCTTGATCTCCCAAATCTTTAACCGCTGCTGATGCAAGCTCTCCAGTCTTATCGATTTTCATTAATGCACTTACTAAAGTTTGAGAAGATTTTTCAAGGCCAGCAAAGTTGCCCATAGATACAGCCATTTGTGCATCATATTCTGCTTGTGATATTTGTCCATCAGCAAATTGTGCATTTAAAAGAGCAAGAGATTCTTTTTGTTGCATAAAAGCAATCGAAAGCTGTACTGAGGCTGACTGGATAGTTTCTTGTGAAGCTTTATATTCTTCATTAGCCTTAGAAGCATTGAGTATTGTTGGAATTGAAGATACAAGACCTCCAATAAATCCAGCTACTGCACCTCCTCCTGTGCCAAGTCCAGGAATAACACTTCCTGCTACTCCACCTACTGCTGCTCCCTTAGCACCACCTTTAGCAAGTGTCATACCAATACTCTCTGGCTTAGATACGTTTCCTAAATTAGATACATCAACAATAGATTTCTTTATAGATTCAATTTGTTTTTTATTATTTTTATCTAAAAAGTCTATTCTAGATTTAATAGTTAGTGGTTTCTTTAGTATATCTTCTCCATCTGGAGAAAGTAGCTCTTGAACCGCAAGCTTAACTTTAACTTGATCTGCCCCAATTAAATCTGATGCTGCTTTAATGTTAGATGCTATTTCATCTGGTGATAATCCAAATATTGCTGCTTTTTGTGCAACGTCCATAGCTACAGCAGCAACTCCAGAATCTTTGCCCTTTAGTGCTGCCTGATTAATAATCTGTGTAGAAATGTTATTCTTAGATGCATAGTCTTTTGCAAACTCACTTACTTGCTTGCCACTTGCTGCAATTGACTGCTTATTATTTCTACTAAACTCTCTTTCGCTAGGAAGTGCCTTATTAAATCTTTTTCCAAATTGATCTATTGCTCTAGAGCTTCCATACCTAGCTTCTGCTTCTCTCTTTGCTGACTCTTGTATATCTTTTGCTGCTTGTTCTGAAGCTTTATTTAATTTAAAAATACCAAATGCTGCTAGTCCTGCAACTGCAATTAAGGCCATTGGACCTACACCTATTACACCAACTAGTCCCATAACAATTGGCTTTAAAGCACTAAAAGCAAAACCAATCATACCAATTTTTTGAACTAAGTCTCCTATTTTTGCAGGTAGAACTGTTGATGCAATCATTAAACCAGAAGATAGACCCATCCCCATTCCAGTACCTATAGAACCAGATACCTTACTTTTGGCTGATCTAAATCTATCTCTGCGACGAGTTTTTTTCAAATCCTCTTCAGTTGGTGGAGCCACAATTGGAAGAAAGTTTGTACCTGTTGGTGCATTTGGCCCTATACTTTGTTTTGATGATTGTGTAACTCCAGAAATAATAGAGTTTCCAATTTGTTTTCCTGCAGCTTTGGCTTTTGGAATTGATTCTTTAATACCTTCTGATAATCCTATTCCTGCTTCAACTCCAATTTTCTTTGTTTCTTTTGAAGGAGAGCTAATTCTAAGTGCTTTCCTTGCTCCTGAAACAAGAGAATCTTTTGCTGCTGTTATTAATTCTTGTCCATTTTGAGTCATTGACTTTATAAGACTACCTCTAATTTCTACAGCTCCACGTCCACCATATGCAAACTTTCTTTCACCTGCAATAAGACCAACTCTATTTAGTCTGCTTTCTCCTCTTCCAGTAGCTACATTTCTTGCAGGATCACCTGTTTTACTTGGAGCTACTACAAATTCTCCAGTTCCAGACTTAAGCATTGCATCTATATATTTTGCTTTAGCTTTTTGAAGCAGCTTTTCTTTTGAAACCCCTGTTGCTTCAAGAGCCCCAAGATCTTGTCTAATTTTTAAAAGTTTTTGATCGGCAATATTTTCAGCTTGCTGTAAGGTTATTCTTTTCCCATCAATTCTAATTCTTGCGTCAGCCAGTGTTGCTTCTGTAATTGATTGTTTAGCATTGCGATCCATATATTGAATTTGTTCTCTTGTTGGATTTTCTGATTTTGCAAGAAGATCAGAAGCCGTCTTGCTTTCTTGAATAAGAGTTTGTAGCTCTTCAGAGTATTTATCAACATTTACTGAATTATTTTTTATTGCTTGCTCTGCTATGTTTCCTTGTTCAATCAATGAATCTAATGTAAATGCCTCACCCTTAATTCCCAAAGCATTAAACATTTGGTTTCGTGAGCCTTGTCCTAAAGTAGTTGTTCCAGCAAAGCTTTTTCCTCCAGCAAGAACATCTACATTAGACTCAGATCCTATATCTGCTAATCTTTCCATTGATCTTGATACATCAATGCTTCCAGTTTCAAGATTTTTATTAAGTCTGAATACACCAACCTGAAAGTCTCCAAGTTCCTTAGAAACCATTCCTATTGTTTTTGATAATTCTGATGGAGCAGTTATATCAAAATGTGACGCAACTGCTGAAGTAACTGTATTTGTAGTAAAGTTTCCATTTGCAAAACCTGGAATATTTCCAGCGATTAGTCCAGCTACCATACCTGGATATTTTTTAACTGTTTCAGCAGGAATTATTGCTTCACCATTAGACACCATTGCTGGTATTGAATCAGATTTTCCTGTTCCTGGTCCCTTAAAAATTCCACCAATAGCAAACTTTTTAGGAGCCTTACCTCTTCCAGGAAGCATCATTCCTGGATTTGCCATTGCAAATGTTGAAGCTGCTCTAGTAGCATCTGTATATGCTGCAATAAGTTGTCTAACTGCTCCAGATTCTACAGTAAAAGTTTGTGTTAAGTTAGCATGTGATTGATTTAAAGAGTGTGCAGCTGCAGCAGCATCTAGCTGCTCAGTTGTCATATACTGAGTCTGCTCACCAAGAACTGCTGATTGTCCAGTAAGTCTAAGGTAGCCATTACGAAGTGTTGCAAATAGTTTAATAATATTTGCTAATCCATTAGCAAGCAAACCAAATGCCATCAAAGCAACTGGTCCAATTCCACCAATTGCTATTGTTAATACAGTAATAATCTTTTTAGTGTTATCTGAAAGATTTCCAAATTTTTCTAGTATATTTCCAAAAAACTCTAAAATTGGTGTAACTGCTTCCAAGAAAGCTTCTCCAACTGGAACAAGTGCAAACTTTAAATCTTCAACTGCTTTTTTAAATTTATTCATTGAAGATCCAGCGCTTAGTCCAAGCTCTGATTCTGATAGTGCTGATAACTCTTCTATAGATGCACCAGCTAGATCTAGTACTCTTGATGCCTGTGTACCGTCAGCTATTACGTTAGAAAAAAGAGCTGATAGTCTAGCAAACTGAAACTTACCAAACATCTGTTCAATTGCACGTGCACGGTTAAGTGGGTCTAGCTTGTCAAGTGCTAATGCAAAATCAATAACTGTAGATTTAAGATCTCCTTGGTTTGACTCGACAATATTCTTAATATTAATACCCATGCCTGCAAGCATCTTAGAGGCTGTATTGGTTGGATTAATTAAAGATGCAAGACCAGACTTGAGTGCATTAGCACCTTCTGAAGCATTGATTCCACCTTGTTTCATTGCTGTCATAAAGAATGCAAGGTCTTTTACATCTCCACCAAGCTGTTGAATTACGGGAGCTACTTTTGGAATAGCTGTGGTTATATCATCAAGAGATACAACCGTTTGGTTTTCTACTGCGTTAAGAAAGTTAATTGAGTCTGCTAAGTCTTCTGAAGACATTTTAAATGCGTTCTGTAAAGCAATAGTAGTACCAAGAGCCTGTTGTGAATCAATCTGACCAAGAATAGAAAGTCTTGTTGCTGCAGTAGTCTGTCTTTGTAAGTCTAGTCCTTGAAAACCTGCTGCAGCAGCCTCTGCTGCTAAACCAACTGTTGTCGAAACTGCAATACCATATTTTGTAAATTCTTGAGCTAACTTTTGAATATTTTCTAAAGCTTTTTGTGTTTCTTCTTTTGGAGTAAGTAAATCTCCATAAACTTTTCTAAACTTTAAAGCAGCAGCTTCCATGTCCATAAATGACTTAGAAGCTACCATTCCAAGGCTAGCTAGTGGAAGTGTAAAACCAACCATAAGCTGACGACCAGCCCACTGTGTATTTTTACCAAAATTAAGAAGGTTTGTAGATCCTTGCTTAAGTAGTTGATTGAATATTGCTTGTTTTTGAGCTGCAAGCTGTACCTGTGTTGAATGATTACTTAAGTCTAGTTGATTAGGAATAACAGCAATTGCTTTCATTGCTCCAGTAGTGTCACGGCCTAATTTTATATACTGTGTTTGTAGCTTTTTTACACGATCTTCTGCTACCTTGCCAATAGTATCAAATTCAGACTTGAAATTTTTTCCAAATGTTTTGGTAGCAGCTCCAGCATATCTAAAGTACTCTCGCATTGAGAACTTGTTTTTTTCTAGAGAGTTTGTAAAAGCTTCTGATGTAGTTCTAACAGTTCTTAGCTCTGCAGAAAATGCACCAGTAGCATTAATGCTGTTTACAAGATTTTTTTGAAAGCTAGCTTGTGCACTTGCTGCTGCAGAACTTGACTTAGCTACAGATGTATGAAACTGAGATAGTTGTCTTTGAAGAGATTTGAGTTGGGCCAACGCATTAGACGCATCAATATTTACGCCAATATTTGCATTTACGTCGGCCACGAACTCACCTCTTTTTAATTTTTACTAGATTGAAGAAAGGTTAATATCTCCAAGTTGTGCACCTGAAGCTGCTTCTACAATTTTATATACTGTGGGAAGATCTAAAATATCTTCCAATACTGCCTTGTCTGTTGATAGCTCTGGAGCATACTGCTTCATTGCAATCTGAACACACTTAATTAAAACATCGATAGACTTAGAATTATCCTCTGATACTGCATCAATCTTCTCAAATTCTTTCATAAAGTCACGAAGAAGTGATATTTTTAATGGACGAATCTTTATCTCTTGATCATTAAGTAATGTAATAGACTTAGATTCATGTACTGTTGTCGTCATTTTTCCTCCTGTATAGACTTAGTTAATTATACCATAGCACAGGCTCTAAATTTTTTCATATTCTATACCCATACCAATTCCAAACCCTGCTTTCTTAGCTGCTGGACCCTGTAAAGATAATATGTCATTAGAGTCTGAGGTTGCTCCCCTACTAAATACTCTAGCCTTCATGTCTTCCCACTCTTTTTGTCCACGATCTTTGTTTGTTTCTCCATCAAGATCAACACCCTGCATTGCAGCTAAAAACTTTTTTTCTTCATAATCTAATTCACGAATTGATGATACTATTGCTACTAGCTCAGCTACAGATATAGATCTTTCTAGCTCATCAAAATTTTTCCATATCCCCAGCAAAAATGCCTCTGTTTCTAGTTTTACTAGGTCAAAATCTTCCCAACTAGACGTGTCTTTTGCATCTTGTGGATTATTGGACTCTTCATCTTCTTTTTCTTTGTTAAATTTTATGCCACCTGCAAGCTCAAGAATATCATATAAAGTCTGTAGGTCAAAGCTATCTTCAATATCTTCAATGCTTTTTGATATCTCTGGACAAAACTGTTTCATAGATATTTGTACACATTTTGCAATAACATCTACGGCTTCTGAGCGAGTATTTGCTTTATGTATATTTTTAAAACATTCCATAAATTCACGCATATATTTTATTTTTAAAGGAGATATTTCTATTTCTTTATCATAAATAGTATATACGTATTGTGTGTTATATATTGTTTTATCCATTTAAACTATTCTACCATAAAACAACAAAGCCCACATCCGAAGATATGGGCTATGCTGAGTTATTAAACTATTAAGACAATAGGTCTCCGAAGGTACGATCAACGATCTTACCGTATGAGCCCGAAGTATCTTCTGGGAGTAGACGGAATGATACTTCAAACATTGAAGCCTCATCACGCTTTGCAGATACTGTAACATTTTCAATTGAAAGTGCACGGTATGCTGTATAGACTCGCTCTACGAATGGAGAATCAACGCAATCACCTGTACCAGGTCCTACTGCAACAATTCCACGTTCTACTGGACATTCTCCGATATCTCCTCCAGATAAGTTCAAAGTCTTACCTGTGTGAGTTGCGACATTTCCAGTTAGCTCATCTGAATTAAATGCTAAGGCCAAGAGAAGGTTCTCAAGTGTAGCCTCAGCAAAAGCAGTGGCAAGATTAACTTGCATTCCCTGCTTGTAAAGTTTAGCAACGTCAAGAATTTGATCAACCTGTACTTCTCCGAAGTCAGGCTGGAACTGTAATTCAAGACCATTCATGGTGTAACCCACGTTTGTGTATGCTGCATCATTTGAAAGAGTTTCTTTAAATGATACTTCAGTACTAAACGACTCCAATGTACTTGGAGTAAGGGTTGTATCTGCAACAAAAAGTGCTGCTGCACCAACGATAATGTTAGTGGACGTTCCACGACTATATGCCATATTTTCACCTCTTTTCATAATCTATTAAATAGATATTAAGTTGTTTGGCGTTTGTTTCCTCATAAATAATTATAACAGCGTTTTAAGTATAAAATGAGGTTACTGGGTCTGTTGCATGATAGTCATACTGTATTATAATCTTATTTCTATATATAGCCCTAGTTGAGCCAAGTGCTGACTGTAGCTCCAAAAGATCTCTAGACTCATCTATCTGGAAAGTCTTGACATTATGAAAAAATATATCTTGAGAGGTTCCAGTGCTGTTATCGGACTGCCACTGATTTATATCTTGGGCTGCTGAGTCTTCTCTGTCAAGGGCAGCGTTTATAACTCTTATGGCAGCAAAAACCTTATCCTGTGGTCCATGAACAGTATAAAGAATTTGCTCTCTTTTTTGTTTGTAAAAGGCATTTGGCCTAAGTCTTGACAAAGTGTCGTAGGCTATGATAATTGGAAGAGTTGCATCTGTTGATAGGAATTCTCCGTATAGGTCATCTATGCTTGTTGACATTACTGGGATAAATGGACTAAAGGCCTGGTTAGGTGGAACTATCTCAAACCGCTTTAGCTGTTCTTCAAGATATCCATTAATCTTAAGTCCTGGATAATATGTTTGTTGTGCTATTGCTTCTGTATCCATAATCTTATTCTACACCAATCTTTGCATTAGTAATCCACTTAAATCCTGTCTGAATACCCTTTGATCTTCCAAGCTTTGCTCCAGCAGCAATGTTTGTCTTAAAGGTTGTTGGTCTGCCTATATAGCTATATATTCCAGATGCTTGAAGCATTGATTGTTTAAAGTACTGAGTCATAAACTCATCAAATACCCTTTCAAAAGATCCATTGACAGCATCTCCTCCTGGGTTTGTAACATCTACTTCTTTTGATGTAAAAATATCTTCTCCACCAACTTCAAAAACTAATACTCCTGAACTTCGTGGTCTTATAGTAACTGGTATACCATTTTCCATTATGTATGCTTTATTATAAAATGGGGTATATGATCCATCTTTAATACTGTTAGATTGTTTAAATGTTCCAAAAAATGATAAGCCTAGATTACTAACAGTATAATCTAGATCAAAAAGTCTTGCTGATGGACTACCTACTTTGCTCCACTCGTACACATGGTGTAATGCTTCTGGGTTGGATCTTGCAGAAGCATCAATATATTTACCTAGTAAGACTATTGATTCTTTACCTAGATTATTTAAAAAAACCTTCTTGCCACTTTTAACTCCATCAATAAATCCAGTAGAGTAATTTACGATGTTTGTCATTTGTCTTTCAAAAGATTTAAAGTCAAGTGTAACTTTCATTAGTCACCCACAGACTGATTTTCTGCTCTACGCCAAAGCAGCTTGTAATATTCTATATCTCCAAAAGGACCTACAAAAGGCTCTACTGTTCCAAACTCATAGATGGTTGCTCTACCTGAACGTGGCCCTGTGGTCTCTTGATAGATTGTTTGTCCCGCTGCATTTCTTATGTTTGTGACTAAGATATTAGTCATTGCATTGTTAGCCTTTTGTGAAGATACTCTAGGATCAGACTTTGTTCTTGCAACCAGCTTGCCATTATTCTGTAAAAACAGTTCTGGCTTTATTTCTTCTGTGGAAGCACCACCTAATGGGGTTGCGTTGCAAACAATACTTCTATCATATACCCATGACTTTTTTGGTTGTCCATATTCATTCTGCTCAATTGTTGCATAATATAGATCAGCCATCATTGGATATATAAAGTCTGTTGCTTCGCAATCCATTACAACATCCTTGGACCGATAGCTGGAACTATATACTTAGATAAAATCTTATCAACTAAAATATTTCCAGTACCTTCAAGCATTGACTTATCATATTCAATCTGGAATTGATCTGTTCTATAGGTCTTAATATATCTCTTGTAGTAGTCTAACTTACCACAGTCAATATCATTAATAAGCATTCTTGTTGCATCTTGAATATCATATGGAACTACTCTATATCCCGCTTCAATTTGGAATATATAGTCGTATCCTTCCATAAAGCCAACAGTGCCATGAATTGTATAGGTGTTTCCACTATCTTCTGTGTCAAATAATGCAAAAGAGTCAGAAGGTGCAACGGTAAATCTTGATGGCATCTTTTCTGCACGATTAATAGAATCAGTAAAAACTACTGGATCTTTGGTAATTGCTGTTTTATCTTTTGTAATTAAATAATTGTAATCGCCAATAGCTGGTGTTGCTAATGATGAATCATAAACCAGTTCAGCATTTTCATATACCTTTAAAATTTTATTAATTCTAGACCATACTGGAATATAGTCTGTTCCTTCACCAACAACTTCTAAGAAAATCTTTTTATTATAAAATCCACCAGTAATATTGTCGATAATTGTTCTTGCAAGATTTTCATGTTCTGTGAACTTGGCTATTTCTGATGCCGTTGTTCCAAGGGTACTTGGATCAATATATGGTCTAGTAATGTCTAGATTATCTTCAACTACTGGCTCATCTGCAAGAACCCCGTCAGATATCTCTTCATAAATAGAAAGGTAGTATGACTTATCGTATTTAGAAAATTCTACAGGAAGCTCTAGAGTTACCTTACGACCAACTGTTGATGTAATGGTTTCTTCTGTAATATTTTGGTTTTCAACATCTTCAATGACAAACACATATGGGGTACTTGCATCTGGTACAGAGTATGTAACAGATATTGGATATGGTGGGATTCTTAAAATCTGCATAATTATTTACCGTAGTATGATGCTACTTCTTGAGGTGACGCTATGCGAACACACTTGTGAGTAATCATCTGTTCCGATGCCTCCTTTGAGACTATGTTGTATCCTACTGAAAGGTTCCCCAAACCATTCCAGTGAATATTTCTTGTTGAGTATAGAGCGACCTTTTCTGTCTTATCTTCTTTTTTTTCTTTAGCTTCTTCTGCTTTAGGGTCATTAGGGTGAAAGCTTGCAATAACTTCTAGTATGTCTATCTTAGTTGTTACCCCAAATAAATCTATATCATTTTTCTTAGCGTATGACTTTAATTCCATTACTGTTTTTTTTGATAAATCTTCCATAGTTAATTTCATTTTATCTCCTTATGCTTAATGCAATTATACCAGAGATCTTCTTAAGCTTTGTGCTCTTTTCATTCCAGAAGGAGTTCCGTAAGTAATTATATTTGTACCAAAGTTGACAGTTGGAATACAGCCCAAAGCATTTACTTCTGATATTATTCCATTAGGACCAGATATGACTGTCCCATTTGCTGCAGATGCTACACAACCGTTACTGCTGTGATTATGATCTTCTACTTCGCTTCCAGGATAAGACATTTAATCTCCTTATACGACTAAGGAGGGCAGTTTTTACGCTGCCCCCCTCAATCATTGTTTGATATTAATTAGGAATCTGTAGCGTCTGCATCTGCGTAAGCAACTGCATCCAACTCTTCCCACTGGATACCAAAACGAACGAATACTGTGTACTCGATGGTGTCCTTCTTTGGCTTGTATTCACGATTTACTGTGATATCTCGCTGGAAGCCCCATACACGGTTAGCTGGGAATGTCAAGTCGACATATCCTGCTGGGTAGTAAGGAACTTCTTGAACTGTGATTCCGAGAACACGAGTTGTACGTGCATCTCCGAATGTCTGTCCTGCACCATCAAGGTATGCCTGACGGTTTGACTGTGTGCTTCCTGGGATTTGACCCTGTACTGCTTCTGCAATTGCATCAGCAAGTGTACCGTTATTCTTTACGATACCCTGGAATGCGTCTGTACCTGCGTAGAACTTAAGGTTTGACTTAAGTGCACGATACTTACGTGGCATTGCCAAGATAATGTTCTGCATAACGTTTGGTGTCCACTCGTTGTTTGCAACAGTAACTGCTGCCTCGTGAGCTGCGTTACCCTGTACCTGGTTTACCTGCTTAACGAATCCTGCCATGATTGAAAGGAATGGGTCATTACCTGATCCCACACCGTTAATCGCAAGGTCTTCAATGTCGTTAGCAAAAGCATTGGTCATCAAGCGAACTAGATGATCCTCAAGTGCTCCGCCTTCAATATTGTCTTCGAGTGCTTCTGTTGATACTTCCCAATCAAGACGAATCTTTTTTGTGGTAAGTTCAACCTTTGTGAATGTAGCACCTGCGTTTGTGAAATCTGGCTGAGCCTGAGCAGCAGCACGGATTACACGCTCACCAACGTTGACCTTCTCGATCTCCATTGTGTTAGCTCGCATTGTGATTTTACGACCATCCTTGGCGAGAACTGTTGCATCCCACACATAGTCGATGAAGCGACGTGCTTGCTCTGGTGCAAGAATACCACCTGGTGTTCCAGTTGGATTTACAGCGTTTGCACCGTATGACCCGAAGTTCGCTGTAGCAATGTTACCAAGCGAAGCAGCTGGTGAAAGATTACCGTTAGCATCTGTAGTTGTTGCACCACCGATTGCTCCAGATGCAAAAGAACCATCGCCGTTATGGGCATGTGATTCAGTTGGGGAACCTGGATAGTTCTTTACGATATCTGTATTTTGTTCTGACATATTGTTCACCTCCTAGTGATTTATATATATATTAACTTAATAGGTCGGAATTTGTGAGGAAACGTCCGCCCCATAGGGATTTCTGAACCTTTACAGGTTCAAACTGCACGATCTCGCCTAGATCGCCAGACTTGCGGAAAGCGGTGTCTGCAACTACGGCATCAACTCGCTTGCCAAACTCATTAAAATTGCCCTTGATATTGTTAACCTCACCAGTTACACTATCAATGGACTTTGTTACTGCTGCTACTTGCTCATTAAGAGACTTGATAGTTGCAGCTAGATCGCCAAAGGCATTAGTAAGAGACTCTTTAATTTCAGAGACTGCTTTTGCAACCTCTTCATTAAGTGCAATAGACACCTCATTAACAGTATCTGATGCCTCTTTTACAGTCTCTTCTTCTACTGCTGCTTCTGCAACAGGAGAATCTGCACCACCATCAATTGACTTAGCAACTTCTGTTTCTTCAACAACTGCTACTTCTTCAACGACTGCATCTGTCTTTTCAACTTCTGCTGGTTGTGCCTCTGGAGCAACCTCTACATTTTCAACTACTGCATCAACTGATGCTTCTGCTGCTTCTGTCATAGGATTTACCTCCTTGGTAATCTTAATTGTACTAATGCCTTTAGCACTATCAACTAAGAACTTTATCATATCTGATTTTTCATTATCATCTTTTTCAACAAAACCGATATTAGTCATTGCTTCACCAGTTACTGGGCTTACGTGTTCATCTTCTTGTGAAGTAACAACAATCCCAGATTCTTTATCATAAAAAACATTTTCTAAAACTGTTTCATCACCCTTAATCACATCAACCCCATTCACTTTTTCAACTGACATAATACTTGCAAACTGATTAGCTGGGCTATCAACTAGTGAAAGCTCAATAAGGTCATATTCTTTAATAATTCTAATTTGCTTATCTGCTTTTTCATCATAAGCGTCATCCCACTTATTCATTCGTCC